TTGCGTCATCTATCTTGCTTTGAAATTCATCGATAGACGGCTTCAGCTTTTCGTAGATTTTAAATAGCTTCTTTTGTCCTTTGGTCTCTTGTTGTCCAATGTTTAGTTTAATGTTCTCGATTAATACAAATAAATCTCTGTAAGTCATAGTGTTAATTTTTACGAATTTAGATATTTTCTTCATTCAAAGGAATATTTTCCTCTGGTATTTCAACAATTGGCGGTGCTGGAGGCACATACTCACCTACAATAGTTATGTTTAGTGATTTTGCTACAAAATCCCATGCAAATTCATCTTGATCCCATTGTATATATTCTTCTGTTGGCATATATATAAAACCATCTACTAATTTATCACCTATTATATTTTCATTATATAAAACATAATAGAAATTAGCATCTTTATTAAGGCTTACATTTACTGCATAAGCATTTAATACATTTGCTATTTTTTGTTCTCCATTTTTCCAAATATTAACTAATTCTATAATCTTCATATTATTTTATTTTATAAAGGATTTGCCAAAGCTAAATAATATCCAGTACCATCTATTTCTACATATATATAACCAGTTGTTGCGAATGATACTGTTGTAGCAATATATTGACCTAATTTATATGTAGGCCCTAATGTTGTTGTACTAGCTGGTGCATATGTTTGTAATGTACCTTTAATTTGTGTTGCCCCCCCACTCGTTATGCGCATTTTTTCACCATAAGTACTATTATCCCTTGTATAAAAAGTCATTGCAGCACTACCACTTCCAGTTACAACTGCATTTATACCAGCAACGCCACCATTAGCTGGACCATCAGCGTTAAATTCAATTCCAGCATATACATTAGAACTTGCACTTGTATTATAAACTCTTAATGCATTTCCTCTTGATGTTGTTGTATATGTTGTAGAATCACTAAAATGTATTGATAATGGTAATCCAGGGCTACTCGTCCCAATCCCCACATTGCCCCCACTCGTTATTGTCATTCTTGGGTTCCATGTAATTGCATTACCAGCCGTTCCAGTAGATGATGTATTAAAGAATGTTATCGCACCATCATTAGGATTCATGTTTATTCTAGTAGCATAAACTCCACTTTCAACGAATGAATATGTGTTTGCAGTAGATTCGTAACCTTCAGATATTAAATTTAATGACCCGTTATGTTGTGTAGATAAAGATACACCAGTTGGCATTTGTAATGCTCTTGCACTAGACACCCATGCACTTGGTGTAACTCCAATCCCCACATTGCCCCCAGATGCAATAATAACATCAGGTGAGTTTCCAGTACCACTTAATATTAATCCTGATTCAGCTCTTAATGCTAATTTTCCATTATGTCCAGTAATTATGCCATTTGCACCTCCTACGAATCCAACAGTAGTAGAACCCTCTCTAAATCTTTCATGAGATGTTCCAGCAGTACCATTTATTGTTAATAATGAATCTGTGTTTGTGCCTCCAACTCCAACACTACCTCCAGTAGTAACACTCGAACTGAAAGTAGCTGCGCCAGTGTTTTCTGTTAAATATAAAAGCGTTTTAGTATTAGTAACATCTTGTATATAACACCCAGTAGAATCAGCAGATAATGAAAAAACATTAGATGCAGTTCCGCTTGTTTTCTGCCATTTTATTATATCATAATTAGCAGACTGCAAACTTAAGTCAGTTGCCGTAACACTCGAACTGAAAGTAGCTGCGCCAGTTGAGGCGATTGTGAGTCTTGTTACACCATTAGTTTCAAATACTATACTTCTTGTACTATATGCACTTAATTCTAATTTTGATGAAGTTAAATAAACATGACCACCAGTTGTACCGCCTATTTGATAATATGTTACAGCATCTGTTGTTCCATTTACATAAGCTATTCCTCCATTTGTTGTTAAAGTTGAACTAAACGTAGCACTTGTACCAGATAATGCGCCAGTTAATGTACCGCCAGATAAATTTAACTTAGCATTTAATTGTGTTTGTATCGCACTTGTAACGCCTTTAACGTAACTAAGCTCTGTAAGTGATGGGTAAGTAGCCGTAGATAATGAAGAGATAGTTGTGTTTGAGAACCAATATGCAATGGTGTCTTGAGTTCCAGTTAATGTGCCTAATTGTTTGCTTGAATCTGCATAGACCATTCCTCCGCCAGTTGCAAAAGTAGATATTGCTAAATTTCCAGAAATTGTACCGCCAGATAAAGGCAAATAACTTGTATTATCGTAACTTATTGTCGTCCCGCTTGCTTTTACAAAACCAGTACCATTTAATTGTGCTTGTTTGCCATTAAACGTACTCCAATCAGTACTACTTAATTTACCCGTATTTGTTGCGCTGGCAACTGGCAAATTAAATGTATGTGTTGTACTCGCTGAACTAATTCCAAAGTCCGTACCCGTAGTTCCAGTAGCAAAGGTTTGAGTTGCGCCAGTTAGGCCATTTAGGCTTGTTATAGCCGCACTAATATATGTAGGAGTCCAATTTTCCCATTTGCTGCTTGTACCGTTAAATCTCAGTAACTGAGTATCGGTTGGCGATCCCGAAAAATCAACATCGCTAATATTGTCGAGTCCCAAATTCACCGCACCAGTAAATCCGTTCACAGAGCTTACCGCATCGGTATTATCAACTTTATCCCAAGTAGTTCCGTTAAATATCGCCCAATCTCCTATTTTCCAATCAGTAATGCCATCAAGGTTTGTGCTACCCGCAACACTTACCACATAATAATATCCTTTCGTCCCCGTTCCACTTGCAAGAGTTGGAGTGTTTGTAGATGCGTTCCAAACACCTTGATAAGTTGCGCCTCCAACTAAGGCACTGATTTGATTCTGCACTTTGCCAAATGCTTGTAAAACGCTATCAGTTGCAGCAATTGTACCACCGCCAGTTAAATTTAAACCAGTAAGAACAGTTGCAAGAACCCTAGGCTCTGTAAAATATACCGCACCACTTTCTGGAACCGCAGCCGTATTTAAAGTTTGGAAAGTCTTATCCCCTCTATAATATTGAGTGCTAGTACCAGCCGTAATTGCTGGCTCTTTCGAATTAAATGTAGTCCAATCCGTACTTGACAAATATCCATCCACACTACCAGTCGCTACGGGAATGCTCACCGTTCCGCTAGTATTGACAAGAGGTGAGCTAAATGTCAAAGCCGTCTGATAGCTTGTACTATCCAGCGACCCATCTCCCTTTAAGAATTGTGAGCTTGTACCACTCGCAATGTACTTTTGAAAGCGTTGATTGCCTCCGCTGCCTTTACCAATATAAAGATCGTACGTGTCAGTAGTGAATAGAGGCTCGGCAAGTTGTCCTTGTGGAATCCCTGCCGCTAACCCTCTTTTTATCTTTAATGTATTTGCCATTTATATATTTTTACCAAGTTCCGCAATCAATTGTGTCGTTGACACCGATTTTGTTATTAAATGTAGTCCAATCACTTGTACTCAAAGCACCTCTCACACTCGAACTCGCCGTAGGTAGGTTAAATGTATGTGTATCATTTAAGCTATTTATATTAAAATCACTACCCGTTGTCCCCGTAGCTAAGTATTGCACTTGAGCGGTTAGACCGTTTAGTGCATTGATACCCGTAGAGAAAGTAGTAATGATTTGACAAAGGTTGTTGTCCTCCGTATGCAAAGTTATCGTTCTTCCAGCATGAGTAACATATATCCTTATGGCAAGTCTCTCTGTTGCCGTTAATATTGTCTCTGGGACTGGCAACGTAGAGAAATAAGCCTCAACCGCAGTACCTCCAGTTATTGCGTCTGGATTTGTTGACCCACTTGCAATTAATGTGAATGTAGTTCCATCATATTTATAAAGCTCTACATAATAGGTAGGATTACCGCCTCCACTTGACGCTTGGAAGAATGTCTCAAAATTCCAGTTACCCGCAGGTATCTTTAGCAAATTTGGATCATTTGCATCGGTTAAAAATGATGCTATATATCCGTTTGCATTTATTGTAAAATTAGTACCAGCACCGAAAACGGGAGTCTTATTCATCTCGTAATAAGTAACCCCACCAATTGTCCCTTGGTTAACTGATCCGTTTAAATAATACGATACGGATGCACCTCCGCCGCCGCCTCCACTTGGAAAATCTCCAAGGCTTCCATCACCTCTTACGTATTGCGATGCCAACCCCGATCCCGTAACCGCAATTGTACCATTGCTTGTCAAAGGAGAATTACTCACCGTAAAAGCGGCTGGCATTGTAAGCCCTACGCTTGTAAGCCCCGTATCGGTGTCCGTACCATTCACCCAAGCCGTACCATTATATTTTAGTACTTGGTTAGTGCTAGGTGAAGTGATCGTAACATCACCAAGTTGGCCTAAATTATAATCACCCTCCGTTGCTACAACATCGCCCGTTCTGCCAAATACGCTTGTTACGGGAGCCGTATCAATATCACTCCATGACGCTTGTAAGGTAGAGCCGTCTTGCTTTGTAAGAGTAAGTGTCTTGGTTGTCGTACCGCTTACATTTGCCGCAGTTAGGCTCCTATTATATGCAGTGTCCCAAGTTGCTTGCTCGGCATCACTAGGGAGGCTATAACCAGCCGCATAAGTAACCGCCAATGTACCACTTTGAGTAAGTGGGCTATTTGCAACACTAAAACCCGTAGGCATTGTAAGCCCTACGGATGTAATATTGGTGGCTGCACCACTCGCACTATAATCCAAATTCACGTAAACGGGACTTGGCTGCCCTCCACTTATCGTAATATCGGTTACATCATAAGTAACCTTTATGACGGGTTGTGTTGATGTATATGTAACTTTAATTAATATCATTATGAGGTAACTTGGTTTTGAACTTCAACATAGCCTTGCATCCAAGTATATTTATTAGTAGATATGGTTACTTCAAGTTCGTATGTATATTCTCCAGCCGTATAAGTAGCCGTAGTAACTGGTGTCAAACTAACCTTTCTTGTGTAGTTATTAATTTGCACAAAATCAGCATTGAGCCACTCAATCATAACCGTTCCGCTAGTATTCTTGGCTTGTAGCTTAAAGCTATAAGTAGATACATCAAGAGGTGTATCCTCGCACTGATCTTCGTAGAAAGAATAGCTGATAACATAGGTATCTCCCTTTTTTATCGGCTTCATGTTTAATTCACCTATCATGGCTTATCGGCTTTATCTTTTAATTCTAATTTTATTTCATTAAGAGCTTGCATAATTTCTTTGAACTGAATCGCAGTCTCATCCTCTTTCTTCTCTAACGTTTTTAGCCTAAGATCATGCTCTCTTAGCTTTATTTTCATATCGGTATAAAGGCGAATAGCACCGAGTCCGAATGCTATTGTTTGTACCCCTAAAACTAACCAGAAATTTGCTTCCATTTGCTATTAAAATTACATAATTTTTTACAATGCGATATATACCGCTTTTACTACTTTTCCGTTGAATGAGCTGCCAATACTAATGACAAAATTTGGAGATGTGCCAGTTACAGTGTAGTTGTAATACCAAGTGCCTTCTATGCCAACTGCCACGAGTTTAAAGGTAGCTGGGTTACGACCAGTTATGCTACCGCTTACTACGGTGTAGCTATCTACGGTTGTTATTTCAGTTAAAGGACCAGTTCCTTGGAGAGTAAAAGTATAAGTGGGTACGCCACCATAAGTTGAGTTTAATGTCAAATCTTGTATAAATGCAGAGAATTTATATACTTTATAATTCCCTTGAGGATCAATCATATCTAAATAACATACAAAACTTGTAGTGTCTAAACCTTCTATAAAATTATCAAAAAAAGTAATAGGTTGCATATTACTTTGAGACATTTTTATTAATCCACTACCAGATACAGTAAAACTTTCTCTTGCACTTATAAATTCTCTAAAAACACTATTTGTTTTAGGTGCTAATTCTAAAAAATCTTTATTAATAGTTATTGTAGAGTTTTTTGCACAAGCAAATGGATAAACATTACCACTTGCGTTTGTAACTGCTATAACTAACCCTTCTGTTTTTAATACATCAGCCATTATTGATATAAATATTTATCTTGGTAAGAATCATAAGTTAAAGGAGTATCAACTTGATAATCAAATGTTAAGTACCCTAATGTTAATTGTACCTCTAAAATATTACTATCAATCCACAAATTTAATGTGTCATTTGTGGCTAATGTAATACCAGGTTCGTTAAAGTAAGCATTAAACCCTTCTGGTAAATTATTTACATTTATAGTGTAAGTAGATATATTTGAACCATTTTTTTGTAAATATATATAAACTGTTGTAGGAGTTGAATTTACATAATTTACATATCCTCCTACTGTTGCTTCTATATCTACTGTAATTGTATTTGCACCAGTATATGTTAAAACATAAGATCCATTTATTGTAACATCTGCTGGTTCAGTAATTGTTAATGGAACATAATTTGTTGAACTATATGTACCAGCTATTACTTCAGCTTCAAAATATTCTGTTACATCTTCACCTGCATCTTCTCCAGCGTTATATATTTCTTCTAATGTAGCTGACCATGTTGCATTTGCAAAATCAATTTCTTTTAAATTTAAAATTGCATATACTTTATTTGGATCATCATCTACAAATTTTATAGTATTAATTAATCCAATAGGTTGATTTGTATTAAATGCTAATCCATAAAAATTAGCATCAATTTTATTTCTATTAAATCTATTGTGTTCCCAATGTGCAACTGCGTTTTGTTTTCTAAAACTAAAACTTTCAGTGTTATATCTATACCTATACCAATCCGGATTTGTTAATGTAAGTCCATCTGTTTCAAATATAGACCCTTTATATACTCTACTAACACCATCATCTAAATATATAGTTTCTTGATAATTATTTTTTAAATCATCTGATTTTGTAAATATTGATTGAACTCCAGTTATTCCTCTATTATTCATACCAGCAAATCTGGTATATAAATCAAATCTTAAATTTTTTAACCATTTTTCTTGTCCAGTAGTTGGAAAAGCATTTGTCATCCATAAAATAATATACAAACTACCACTATCTGGTAAAATATCTGTATCTATAGTATTGGTCATCCAATCAGTAGATTTAGGAACATCTGTTCCATCATAGTAATTAGAAAATTGTTTAAAATTTAATGTAAAAGAAGCATTTGACTGAAACCATTCACCTCTTTCATCTACTGTATAATTATTTGTATTACCAACTAAAAGTATTGCACCCCAAACATCATTATAAGCACCACCAGCTGGATCTAATTTATATCTATGATCTATAGACATTGTAAATTTTTCACCTGCTAAAACTGGTATTGCACAACTTTTCATATATCTATATTCAGATGCGCCTTGTGGTATAGAAACATAATTTTCTTCTAAATTTCCATTTGCATCAAATATTTCATTTCTAAGCAATGATCCAGATGTAGGAGTAGTTGGAGAGTTTATTACTGTTCCAGCATAATAATTCCAATCTATAACATTATATGTTTTTAATAATGATGTATTTGTAACAATACTACCCCTAGAAAATGATTGATTACATACAATTTCATTAAATTGATTGTAATCAAATTGTATTGTATCTTTTTTGGTTCTTCTTCTTATGAACCTAATCATTTCTGGTGATATAGGTTTTACCTCTGAATTTATACCAACTTCAATATCATATCTAGTATTTATAGAGCTTCTTGTTCCTATAACAGATCTATATCCTCTTAGATTGTCATTAAATGATATAAACATATCTTCTAATCTTACTATAAACCAATATCCTTTATACATGAATATTGTTTGATTAAAAGCTCTATTTATTTTTTCAATTACTGTATAACAATCATCATAAAATTGATCTTGTAATTGAAATGTTTTGGCAGAAATTTTACATTGATCAAGCGGGCTTGTATTTGAAGCATCGCTCATTACATCATTATATAAATTATTAATAATACTATGAGTTCCAAAAGATTGTACAGTATTTTGCATTGCATAACCCAATAAATCAATTGGAGTAACTGTGCCAGTTATTTCATTACCATTATTATTTAATTGTATATTTTTTAAATATCCAAAACCTTCAGATGCAGTAATCGTAATAAAATGATTTGTATCTACCCATGTTTCTTGAAAATCATCTTGTAGTAAATACCCATACCAATATGGAGTATTTAAATCTATATATGTAAATATTACTAATATATCAGTATCTTGATTAGCTAAAAAATTATCTATTGAAACCCCAGATGCTGACGCCAAAATTTCAATTTCTGCAAGTTGAGGCCTTATTGGTTTAAATAAATCTTCATCTGTATTAAATTCTCTTAATACAAAAGGTCTTTCACCGCCAGTTAATTCAATAACAGAGCCAGTATAACCTTCATATAATAATTGTACTCTTGCATCATGCCCATCAAGAGTTTTAAAGTTTATTCTATATTTTTCGCTTCTAGCCAACTCTATTTATTGTTGAATTTGTTCTATTTAAAACTCCTACTAAATCACTTCCTCTTTGTACAAATACTACTTGTCCACTTATACCCATAGCACCACCCATTCCACCAAAATTAGCTTGACCTCCAGTATCTGCTAAATAATCACCTAATGTGCTTGTACTAAATCCTTGTAATAATTTAGAAACACCAGCACCAGATCCAGGTGCTAGTATATTTGCTAAAACACTTGCAATAGCAGTAGTAACAAGTTCTGATGCTATTCTTTTTAATACATCAATAACTATTTGACCAAATTCTTGCCAAGAGGCTTTACCTTTTGTAAGAAGTATATCAAATAATCTTGTTAATGGTTCTTGTATTAACCCCCTAATTGTATTATTTATCTGATTAGCTCTTTTATTAACAGATTTAGTTAATTCACTTAAATATTGATCATATAATTTTATATCTTCTTTACTAGGTGCAAAAGGACTTTTAAGATTATTTATTGGCCCCCCTACATCTGGTACTGCTATTCTTATTCTTTTTGCTAATTCTATATTATCTTGACTTAATTTATTTGTTTCTTTAAGAAATTTAATAAATTCATCAGATCTAGCTGGTAATTTTTGAAATAGATCCTTATATTCATCTTTTACTTTTTTAATTTTTACCGGATCTAAAACAGTATTATCTATATTAGTTAAAGTTAATTGTGTAAATATATTTTTTAAATCATTTATTCTTGATCTTAAATCAGATACTATTTTAGCTTGATCTAAATATTTTTGATTAACTAACCCAGTTGCAGCTTCTCTTGCATCTTCAGCTAACGCAAATTTTGTTATAGCACCACCAAAATCAGTAACACTATTTATATTTGCTTTTGTTAAATCATTAACTCTTTTATATTCAGCTGGTAAATTTTTAACAATATCTAATAAAGCTCTATTTTGCTTATTAAATTCTTTTGTTGTTTCTACAATCTCATCTTCATATCCCTTAGCTAATGCTTGATTTAAAATTGACTGAGTATATTTATCAGTCAATTCTGTAAGTGTTTTTAATCCATTTCCCTTTAAACTTAAGCTACCAAAATAATCATCAGATACTTGCTTAAGTTGTTGTAATGCTAAAGTTTTATTTTTATAACTTGTTGAAGTATCTAATAAAACTTTTGATAATGTTTGTACTTTTAATATTTGACCTTCTACACTAGCAGTTGCTTGATCAGTTATATCCTCTGATGATTTAGCATTTTTATTAAAATCCTCGTATGATTTTACTAGATCTTCAAATTTCTTTTTAGTTAAATCTACTTTTCCAAATAATGAATCAAAAGCATTACCTATGCTTCCGTATTTTTGAACAAGTACAGTTACGGCAGAAGTAATGGCACTAAAAGCAAAAAATAAACCTGCTGGTCCTATTAACTGACCAGCTAATGCTTTTACTGCATTTGTAGCACCTCCAGATTCTGTTGATAATTCTTGAAATGATTTAACTAAAAAAGGCAAGTTATTTTGAATACCTATAAATCCATAAGGTAAATCTTGAACAACTAAACTAAGATTAGTCAATGCAGTTCTTGATGTCTTAGCAAATGTTTCTATTTGCTTACCAACTTCTAATAAATTCGTTTGACCCCGTACTTCAAGACTCATTACTTAATCTTTTAAATATATCTCTATATTCTTGTTCATTTACAATTTCATTTTCATCGCCTGGCAATTCCCAAAGAGCTTCTGGTGTTTTGGGAGATGTTTTTGGATCTCCCATCAACTTTACCATTGTAAACATAAGCATTCTTGTTTGCTTATATGTATCTACTTTTTTAGCTTGATAACCTTTTAACATTAATGAAAAATGTCTAGGAGATATGCTAAAAAACTCATTAGGCATTAATCCAAGTTCACCAAATGCAAACTCTTCTATTTCTTCCCACGAGAATTCTTTTTTTTTGATCCATCACTTACTTTACTTTGTATAAATTCAGATGATGCCCAAATTTCTATTATAGATCCTATCTCTTTCATAACATCTTGATTTAAAATGTTAATTTCAACAAAATCTACAAAATCCTCAAAGGTATATTTTTGCTCTTGATCTTTTATTATACAATTATTATAATAACCACTGTATAATATATGAGCAATTCCAATTTCAGTTATTTGATTATTAGTGAAAGATGTTCCTTCTACAAACTTACCTTCAGATAAATATCTAAATGAAGCCATGCCAAATTTAAGTCCAATCTTTTCACCATTAATAGTAATAGTAGTATAGTTCATAATTATGCAGTTACGTCAATTGTTCCAGTAGAAGCAATTGTTCCAGAGAAGTTTACAAATTCAGTTGTTGCTTGATTCATAGTCAATGATGTGATATAACCAGCGAATTGATGGTAATATGCAGCACCAGCACTTGAACCAGTTACAACTGGATTCTGAACTCTAACTGTAACAAGTGTTTTGTTAGCAAATGCTGAAAGCAATGAGTTGTAAGAAACTTGAGCAATTGTTGGAGCGGTTTCGCAAATTGCATCGAAATCCAAACTCATTTGTGGCTCACCTACCGCAGTAAGAACTCCACAGTTTGTTTGATCGGTGGTTGAATCTACCGTAGAATTTACGCTAGACGTACGCAAACACACGAGGTTTTTATATGACGAACCACCAGCTACGTCAATCTCGATGTTTTGTAAAGAACCTTGTACTTGTGCCATTGTTGTTTTATTTTTGGTTTACTAAATTGTTTATTGTTATAATTTTTCTTATAATAAAATTCTGTTCATTATATATACTTAAATATCTTGATCCAGTTCTTGACATAGCAAAAATTTGAAAATCAGCATCACCTATATCTTGTATTCCAGTTGTTGGTATTAGTAAAGTTAATATTTGATTAGCAATATTATCTACAACACTGTTATCTTGTGTCATGTATTGTTCGCTAAAAATATCAATATTGACATCAACATTTGATGTAAAACTTTGATTTGTATTTTGAGCAGATTCGTTTATTTCTTCTATAACCACATAATTTTTTGGAGGTGTTTTAAATGAATTATTACCATAAACTGGCACATTTTGACCATTATATGTAATAAAGCCATTTAATTTATTTAAATATGCAGTTCGTATGTTATTACTACAATCTTTCATTTCTGTCTAATATTCTTTGCATATTTGAAATTAATACCCTCATCCATGATGTAAAAGTAGGATAAAAATATGGAGAAGGCCTTAACCATCCTCTTCCATTTTTATAATATTCTTTTGCTAAAGTTTGCCATTCCTTATCTTTCCCAGGATATTGTGGGAAATATCTACCAGTTCCAAATTCAATATAAGCTGGTAAGGCTTGTTTTGGATTTTGTGGATCTGAACCTCTTCCAGCTATTAAACTATAATCTAATGTTTTATTTTTTTTATACCTAATTGAAGATCTAATATCGCTATATTCTGGCTTATCCTTTGGATTTTCTGGATTAGGAAAAATTTGTTTAGCAGTTGTGGTCATATTAACAAAAGCAGCTTCCATTTCATTATCTAATTCTACAACAATTTTGTCATAATAATTGTCAAGATTAGACAGCATTTTATCTAGCCCTATTATTTGAAATTTAGCTGATGGCCTTGCCATTATATTACTACTTTTTTATATTGATGATAATTTAAGCCATCCCAGTTAGGATATGCTTGTAAAAGCCCAGCTCTGCCATCACCTTGGAATTTTTTACCTCTATTCTCATATTGCCATGTAGTCAATGTAAGAATATCTGTTGCAATATCCTCTGGTACTGCACTATAACCACTCTGGTATTGCACCTCATAATTGCCTTGGGTATAAAGCCACAATTTGCCCGCAATAACCTCATAGTCATCATTCTTAGTAAGTGATTCCCAGCTATTTATCCCAGTTTTTATCTTAACACTGTCAATGCAAATAACTGGTCCATAGGGCAAATCTACCATCCAAACGCTTGGCTCATAGCCAGTTGTCTGAATATAGCTTTTAAGCAACTTATTTACAAACGCTACCCCAGTTAGTTTCT